GGGCAGAAGCTCTCTGGATCTAGCACAGTTGGTGTTTGTGTTAGAGGTACATATGGGCAGTAGAAGTATCCGCTGTCCATGTAGGAGTCGCCCTTGTATCCCAAGAGGATTTGGTTGGTTGGGAATAGTGGATCCTTGTAGAGGCGGTAGCGGTTGGCTACGGTGCCGACATACTGGATGCCTAGGCTGCTGGTGAATGTCTCGCTAGGAGCGGGAGCGAAGCCAGCGGTGGCTGTTTCGAAGATTGAGGCGACTTCTGGGCTTGTGACCAAGAAGTTAGCGCCACCACGGAGGGTCTTACGATGGACTACATTGGAGACCTCAACGATCTTCACATATAGAGCTTCGTATTTTTCCTTGATTGTATCACCTAGGGCTGTGGCTAGATCCCATGCAGCAACAGTACCGGCGTTGTTACGCAAGTCCTGAATAACTTCACGGTCGATTTCTAGGTTAATTTCCTGTGCTAGAACGCCAGTTAGTTCGGCTTCTGCATCGAGGTTGTGTTGGCTACGGAGGTCTTGTTGAGCCTCATATGACCATACAGCCTTGAGCTTACGGGTTTTAGCAGCGATTTCCTCGGATTCAATCACTAGATTGATTTCGGGGAGATCTTGGTTGCATTCCATGTTGTACTCGTAGCTTATGACTACATACATCTCGCCTGTGCCAGCTGTGCCGGTTTGCTGTAGAACTAGCTCACCTGTGGTGAGGTTCAAGCTGGAGCCGGAAGCTTGTGCATAAGCTGTGGTGATGGTTGTGAAAACAAACACGCTAGAGGAGTTTACGGTGAAGGTTTGAGCAGCAACACCGTTGTAATAGACGGTTCCGGTTACGGTTCCGGCTAGGATTGGGGTGTGCTCAAGGTTACCGAAGTTTGTTGCAGCGCTTACAACACGGGCCAAGGTTGATGTGGCCTCGTTTTGGATGAACTGGCTGGAGTAGAAGATGTCAAGATTAGCATCACCGGATGCTCTCTGTTGGAGGGAGTTGACATCATCACCGGGGAAACCACCGTTGTTGGAAGCTCCACGGATAGAGCCCTTGTTGGAGCTATAGCGGAAGCGGAGGTAGTATACCAAGCCGGTTGGTCCGAGTAGTGGTTGAACGGAAACAATTTTGTTTGCGATCAACTGGGGATAGATACGACGAACAAGAGGAATAGAAATTCTCTTGAACTGAGCGACATCGCTAGTATCTGTGGAAGTTTCATTGATCAGTCTTTGGTTCTCAAGAAGAACTGCTGTAGCAGAACGGACAAAGGGATCTTCAATGCCCTTGAGAATACCAGTTTTCGACCAATTTGCTTCTACTTCTCTAGCTTCGTTTAGAAATCTTGCGTTAGCGTTCATTGTTACCTCTTAAAAAGATGATTAATTCTTGGATTTCTTCACACCTGAAAGAACGAGCAAATCGTTAACTGCACCGTTTGAGTTATCGTTGAATTCAGCGATGACTTGAACATTTTCGGTGTCTACATGTCCTCTCCCGCTTGCGTTCTTTACTTTCAGGGTTCTTTCTTTCTGCTCTGTCAAGACTTTTGTTTTCTTGGCAGCAGCTGCTGCTGGCTTAGCGGCCTCTGTGATGACATTATGGGAAACTCTGCGAACGGACTCGGTTAGACGGGTGTTGTCTGTGCTGAGTCTGATGTTGCGGGCTTCCATGATGCGTAGTTGACCACGGAGTTCCTCGATAGCCTTGCTGGCTTCTTCTATCTTTGAGGCGGTTGCGAAGGATTTGTCTTCGTCGCTCAAGTAGTCGGATGTGATATTAACTATCTTGTCTAGGGCAACCTTGTGTTCAAGGATGCGGGGATCGTTAACCAAGTCTTTCTTGGCTTGCTCGTAGATTTCGGAGCCCTTGTATTGGAGGAATTGATCAACTTTCTCCACGATATAGGCTTTCATCTCAGCTAGCTTTTGGTCGTACTCTTCGTAGAGATCGACTTCGACTTGGCTCTTGGAATTGCGTTCAGCTAGAAGCATTTGGTAGGCTTCTTCGTAACCTTCTTCTAGTTGAGCGTCGAATTCTTGATTTTGAACTTCTAGGCGAGTGCGGAGATCGTTGATGATCTCATAAGCTTCTTGGTATCCCTCGTAAGCTGTCTTCTCAGCAGAAGCGAGTTCACCGGAAAGCTGAGCATAAGCCTCTTCTAGGTTCTTATTATACTCTTTTTCCATTTCGTCCTTAGCGTTCTCAATCATCTCGCTAATGACGCTGGAAACTTCCTTAACTTCATTCTCAGGAAGCATTTTTTTTAATGATTCAAAAATTTTGTTTTCCATATATTGACCTCGTATTTTTTATGTATGCACACATGTCAATTTTTTCTCAAAAAAAAAGTCATTATACCCATCGGAGCAAAAACATCTTATCTTTTGAGATTAATTGTATATAATAATTATGCATCAATTTAAAAATTTTAAAACATTATGAAAAAACTTACACAAGTACAAGTTGAAAAAATATTTGTATTATATAATTGTCTTTTGCTTGATTCTTATGAGCATTCATCTTTTCCTTTAAAATACAAGTGTTTTTGTGGTAATATTTCTACTATTTCTTTAAATAAATTTAAAGAAAGAATTCAAAAAAATAAAGGATGTAGATTTTGCAAATCTCATAATTGGAATGAAGATCAGGATGAAATCTTGAAAAGAATGTATGGAAAATTTTCAAGAAACGATATTTCTATAGCATTAAAAGGTGTTGATAAAAGTTTTATTAAATCAAGAGCTAAATTTCTAAAATTAAAAGGAAATGTATCTTTTGTTAACAAGTCTGCTCGTAAAGGCAAGGGTATAAAAAACATTTATAATTATTCATTTTTTTCTAAAATATCCAATTTAACTTGTTATTGGGCTGGAGTTTTAGCAGCAGGTGGCTGTGTGTTGCCTAAAAAAAATACGGTTTCTGTTCGATTGCATGGAAAAGATAAAGATCACTTGTGTAGGTTTCAGAAAGATATAAACCACAATGGAAAAATATTTGATTTGAAAAAAGAAAATCAATGCCTAATTAATTTACACTCTGCTGAAAAATGGACAGAAGATTTAATGTTAATTTACAACATTACTCCAAGAAAATCAAATACACTTAAGCCTCCAAACATAAAAGCCTGTTCAAATGTTATAAGTTTTATCTGTGGGTACATAGATGGAGATGGAGATGGATATTTAAGTAGCAAAGGAATAAATTCAGACTACAGTATTAAAATATATGGTACTGAAGAAATGTTAAATTGGATTAAAAAATATTTTGATAAATGGGTTCCACCTATAGGAAAAAAAGAATCAAATGTAAACTTTGTCAAAAAATATATGTGCAGGTACGCAATTACTGGTATTAGATTAAAAGTCTTGATTGCTAAATTACTCTCTGTTGACATACCCAGAATGACGAGAAAGTGGTCTTGTTATCAAGAGATTAAAAAACAAGCCTAATTTTATTTATAAATAAAATTAGGCTTGTTTAAATTTAATTTTTTAATTTTTTAAAGTTTAGTTGTTATGTCTTTAACCCTTGAACTTACCATATTTCCCAAACAAGCAATTAATGCATCTTTGTTTACAGAAGTTTTGAAAACTTCATTTTTTGCTTGAATTTTGTAATTTTCTTCGGGAAGGTTCTCTTTACTTTCCTTAGTACTTACAACTTTACGCTGGAAGGCAGCGTAAGTAGAGGGGTCGGCAACGACATCAAAGGTAATTAGCTTGTAAGACTCACTAATAACTAGAACGCCGTTTTCATTCACTTTACCATTGCCAACGCCTCTTGAAGAAACGCCAACTCTGACACCATCATTAATTAAAGCTTTGAGAATTTTGCCGTGTGGGGTGTTTAGGATTTCTCCTTCTCCCATCATGACATTTCCTTCCCACCATAATTTTGTGATTACATGGGAGGCTTTCTCAAAGTGAATGATGGAATCTTCGGGGTGATCGAGTTCACCGACGAGACCTCTGGCTTTAATGCATTCATTGAGTTTACTGACATTTTCGTCTAGAACCTCGTAGGTATAGACTCTTCGGTTTTTGTTTTCTTTGTTGGCTTCTTGGAATTTGCCCCTGAACTTGGTGAGTCCTCTGTCGGAAGACTCATTCAAGCTCAGTTCGATTCCACTATTTAAGCAGCAATCTATTAATAATATATTAGACATACTTTATCCTTTACTACTTGATAGTGGGTTAAATTCACTCGCTGCCCATTAGGAGCTTAAGTGAGTCTTGCATTGTCATTCCATGGTCAGGGATGTAGGGGTTCTTCAAGTTGGGCAGGACATCTGCGCCAGACATGTTTGTGTATTCATTTTCATCTTCAACGCTCTTCTCGCCTTTGATCTTGAAAGCACCGGCTTTTGGCACATAGGGGTTGCTTACATTGGGGAACACTTCGGAGCCCTTCATAGCGGTGTAGTAGTCCTCGACATTAGCGTGAACGCTCTTGCCATCGGAAACTGGGCTGCTCTTGAAAGGTCCGGGGTGAGCGCCGGGGGAGCCGTTGACATCTGCGTACTTGTGAATAGCGGGGTTATCTCCTGATAGGGATAC